GAGTAGTTATTCCGCAGGTATGTGCCTGATATTGAGTATGTCCCAGTAGCTGAATAGCCTTACCATTAAAGAAAGACTTAGTTGTGTATGGTCCAGCAGCTGGAGTCGGAGGAAAACATCCATGTCCTGTTGATTGTTGTGCTTCTAAAGATATCGCTGGCATTATCTACTCTTTGTTAGATTTACTAGTTCTTTTAATAGGTTTTGTCCTGTTGTCCAGTTCAAATCCCTAATGTTAATTGTGTAACTTTTAGAAGCAACCACTGTGGTTGGAACTAAAGGATCATATGCTTGTGCAGTGTAATTTTTAATAATACTTCTACTTGTATCTGCCTTAAATGATAAAGTCTCTGAGACTTCAGCATTAATAACTTTATCCCATGCTCCATTATCGGGATCAGTAACTACAGTTTTTATCTCTTTATTAAAAGTCTTATACTTAATGATATCATTAAAAACTCTTTTAAAGTATCCTGAAATAGTTGCTCCAGATATCGTAACAGTCGATGGAACAGCCTCAGTTGCAATAATCCTAACACTATAAGAAACAGTCTCTGATGTAATAGGATCTACTTCATCATATGTTATTGTATGACTGAATGTTTCCAATTCAGTGTGTGGTCCAAGTTCAGTTGTTGTTGGAGTCCATGCCATATTAAACCTTACTTGGTCTCCATAGACCGACTAAAGATCCATTTCCTGGAAGTCTATATCCTCCTGGCCAAGACAATGAAACATCTCCATCAGATGGATTATTTGTTTTAGCCTTTGGTGTTTGATTACCACCAACAAAAGATAACGCACCACTCTTATTTGCATAAACAAAGTTTACGTGTCCATAATTCCAAAGAGCGATATCTCCAGGTTCAGCCTGAGAGAAGTCAGTAACTGGTGTGGCTTTCCATCTGTCTGGATTTGATTTAATTGCTCGTGCTGCTGCTTCTTGAACATAACGATATCCACACTGTTTCAATGTCCAGTTTACAAAACCCATACACCATGCAGTTTGATCCGTAGTCCAATAAGCATTGGTCTTCGAGTAACCAAGATCTGCCCAAATACGAGTAATATTTGCATTACTTGGAGCACCTCCTTGTCCTGTTTCTCTCCAATAACCAGACTCTGCCAACTGAAGTTGTTTAGTGAGGAATTGATATAAGTCAGAAGAAGTTGATCCAGCAATTAAACTTGCACCACTTTCATCGGTCTTAGGTGTACCAGCATAATTGGGTTTAACACCACCCAACGCTGCGCCAGCATTGTAATATTTAGATGGATCTGCAATATAGTCATCAACTTTATTTTGATTCTCTTCATTGAGAGCATATTTCAAATCTGTTGGTGGACTTGGACGAACTGGAGTGGTAAGAGTCCCGAATTGATCTGGGCGACCATCAGTAAACTCTGGAGCAGTCAATGCTAGTTTAGAATCTTCAACATCATTGCCACCTGCAGCAGATCCTTCTTGTCCATGGAACTCTGCTCCATCTACATTAACATTACCACCTGCTTTTACGTTTTGTTCACCAACTGCTTCCAAGTACATATCAGCATTTGATTTAATACTTGTGCTTTGAAGTGATTGTATGTTCAGTTCAGAACCTGCTTTTACAGAAGTTACTGCTGCAGATTCCATGACAATAGAACTATTACCCTTAACTGTAAAGTCACCATCAACTTGTAAATTGTAGTCACCACCAACGACCATATTAAGATCGCCACCGACACCAACATCTGCATTATTGTTCAAATTAATCGTTGCTGCACCATCCACTTGAATATCAGCTGTACCTTGTACAAGGATGTTTACACTATTACCAACTGTAATATTACATGCGCCACCAATATAGATTGCACCATTTCTATCGATGATAGTATATCCATCACCAACAATTTTATTTACTTGAGTACCATTAGCATCAATATCAATAAACGAACCAGTCTTATGATAAAGACTTACATTTTCGTTTGCTGGGGTATCATCTAAAACGAACAAATGTCCTGATTCAGATTCATAAACTTTATTATATGGGTACAATCCACCAAATGGAGCAAGAGGTTGCTCCCAAGAGTCACCACCATTTGCAGCAGAGATTTCTTTGGTTCTTGTTGAATCTTTAAATTCAATAGCAGTTTCTTTTTGTACTTGTCGTGCAAGACGATTCGTATCTGGTTCATCAAGTAAATGTCTTAATGGATACTTACCCTTTGGATCTTTAAAGCCAACAGTTTTGGCATCTGAACGATCTTCTAATAGTGCTGCTTGTTTAGAAGGTGGAAGATCTTTAACTTCTTCTTTTGTATAGACTTTCTGATCGTCAGCTGCAGGTTTATTTGTAGAATCAACTGTGACTGATTCACCTAAAAAATATTCGTAAAATTTCTTCTTCTTTGCATAACCTGAACCATTGGCATCTGCACCAGTACGTTTTAGTGCTGTCTGAAAATAGCCTGGATCGTTAATATCGTGTTTAACATTTAATACGTAGAATGCAGCCGTGGCAAGAGCAGAGGTTTGAGGATCATCAACTAATGATTGTGGATTATTAACAAAATCTACTGGAATACCTTTACTAATTAAAAACTTTTGTAATTGTTGGTATAAAGATTTACCAGTAATCTGATTAAAACCACGTCCATAGTATTTGGCTCCATCTTCTGGATCTTTATGCCCAACTAATTTACCGTTACCTTCTGGTGAGTAAACTTTTCTAAAGAAGTCTGCTTTTGTGCCTTGCCATTTGACATATGGTTGTGCAGATTCTTCTGTAGGAAAAGATCTTTTAAAAATTGCAGAAAGAGAACTGGCTTTTGAGTAATAAGATCCTTCTTCAATACATAACCATGCAGATTCACCACCACAGATACCAAGAATAGATGCTTTTGCATATTTACTTGTTAATCCAACTTTGTCGCATGCCTCAATTAAATACTTAATGTTTTGTTCAGCAGTACTAGCATTGGTTGTAGAACCTGCAGGTGGTTTTGTAGGAATAGATGTTTTTAATGCAGTGTCGGATGGTTTATTTGGAACAGCCTGTTCAGTTAAATTTGGTTGTGTGGTTTCAGAAGTTGTTGCTGCAGTTGAACCGACAGTGATAGGGATACCATCACTTGATTTAATAGGAGTACCACTACTATCTACTAATACTCCACCATCAGTAACGATAGCACCTGACTGTTCAATATCAACTGAAGACTCAGATAGTTTACTTTGTGGGATGCCACCGACAGTACCAATCATAACTGGTTGCTGTTGTTCACTATCTGCAAATAAAATAATTACAGTTGTTCCTGGAACTGGACCAGTAGGAGTCCAACCAATACCGTTCATTGCAGCAGATGTCACTGGCTGCATGGGTGTAGCCCATGGAAGATCTATGGTCGGAAGTACACCCTTATCATGCGTGTGTAATCCAACGATACGAACTTGGCATCGACCAAGTTTTAGTGGATCTTCTCTGTTTTCTACGACACCATAGTAAAAATTCATTATTTGTTCCTATTCATATCCATCTGAGATGATTCTTTAATCAATTCCATATAACACTCATGTTTTTCTTTATCGATAACATGATTAATCGCTGCAATAAGATAATAACCAGAGAACATTTTATCAGTTAAGTCTTTATCTTTCTTACTGGCTGGTTCAACTCTGTATAAAATAATAGCAATCTTTTGACCAACTGTATAATCAGTTCGACCTGGAACTGTAATATTAATCTTGTTGGCTTCTGCCAACTTTAATGTAGAGATTCTTTCTTGATTGGAATGCGCATTTGTGACATCTCCAAAACCATTGAAGTTACCATAATTTTTTGGATAAATGATCATGGTAGAGTTATTTCTAAAAACAACTTTATTAGAATTTATTGGAAATTTGTTTAAATGTTTTTGATCTTTGAAACGATCCAACATGTTGTAATTTTTAACATTATATGTTTTCTTAGTTACATCGTAAGAAAACTGTCGTGAAGCAATCATACCATTTCTAAGTCTGTCCATATAATCATGGGCGACTGGAACACTTATCTCAAGAATACGTTTATAATCTTCATTTACGTTACGAATATCTCGACCATCAGGTAATTTATCACGAGTATATTTGTCATAAACAAACTCAGCTGTGACAGGGTTTTGATAAAGATTTTCTAAACTGACAAAATAGAAACCATCTCTGTTTTCAAAGAAAACGTAGTTTGGAGTTTTGTTTTTATTTACAGCATTACCACAGAGATAGTTAAGATTTTTAACTGGACTCCAAAAATTTGAAATGTATTTTACACTGTTATTGGTTGGATCAACAATAATCTTTTTAGTGCTTTCAAGTCCAAGATTTTTATCTTTAACAAATTGCTCTACCAAATCAGAAACTTTTCCAGCAAAAGTTTTACTAACTTTCTTATTCATATCCGCAATTGCTTCAACGGAAATGAAGTGAATCTGGTAAACTACATTTTTATCACCCAGATGTTCTCTGTCAGTGAGTTTGTATATGTAATACTTACCTTTGATACTTGAATCTTTTAAAGTGGGGGTTGTAACTTCTAAATCTAGAAATTCTTCACCAACAAATGGGAATAGATTAATTAAGTCGAATGATTCTTTTACAACAATACTTCCAGTAATAAATGGAGCAAAAATATCTTCGTAAAATTGAATATTTAAAACTTGAGCTGTGATGTCCTGATAAAAACCAGTGGGGGTAATTATTTGAACTTTATCAATGCTGACATCGCCAGCAAATCTCAATTTTTGACTAGATTGCATTACAATAATTCTTTATACTGTTTTAGAATAGCAGATATTAGGTCTGGTGAGATTAGTTTAATTCTTCGTTTCGCTTCATTCAAATCACGTTCATAGTCGTCATTAGAAACTGACTGTGCTCCGACTGCATCAGAATTAACTATAAACCCATCGGCATCTTCGTAGTGATGAGTGGCATATCTTTGAGCACCATACTTATCTACAATATACTTTTCTAAGGTATATTCTGGTAATGGAAAGTCTGTAATATAATCATGCCTTTCATTTGCAAGCATAATAATCCAGTGATATTCAGGATTACCATAAACTTTCTCGGCAATAATTTCTGGAGTTTCACCATCAATAATATCATACTCATCATAGAGTGATACGTTGGAAAGAACATCTCTGCGAAAACGAATGTTTCTTGTTATGTCTTGAACAACAGAAACTTTTGTATCTTTTCCATATGCAAAGTCGTATTGAAATTTTGGGAAATCTTTGAAGTACATTATAGACCATCCTCCACTTTGTCTTTGGTGAGAAGAGCAAGTTCTCTAAAACCTAAAGTTACATTGATTTGTGTTGGCATTCCATTTGGAAATGTAGTGAATGTGCCATTTGGTGTATAATTTACATTCATCTCTTGAAGAACGCATGATGTATGACGATGTAAATTAGGATTCTCTTCACCATTCTGATAGTATGAAATATCAAACTCAGAAGGATAGATATACAAAAAGTTATTGGCATCCTTAAACTCTGGATGCATATGATACTTAAATTCTTTAATAATGTTTAATACATTTGCAGCTTCTTGTTCGCTTCGTGGGAAGAACTGATAATCAAAACTAAATGTTCTAAAATCAACACCCTTAAATATTTGTTCTTTCTTTGGATTTGCTGCTAGACCAGTAGCTGCAGACATGGCTGATGCATTTGGTCCTTTTGATAGTGCTAGGTTACTAATGATAGAGGCACCAACACTTCCTGCTTTTTTAGCATTTTCACCCAATTGTTTCATATCATTACTGTTTAAAGCATTCATAATTTCTGAGCCACCAGTGGCAATCATTTGGAATGCAGCAGTATCATCATCTGACCAATTTACACCATAACGAATAGATAACTGATTTGGCACGTGCATGGCAATAGCAGTTTTTAATCTGCGTTGAGAGCGACTTGCTGATGCAGCCTGACTCGCTGTTGCTGCTGCACCAACAACTGCAGCACCAGCAACTGTTGCCGTGGCACCAGCACCAGTACCCAAACCTATTTTAGCAAGAACTGCACCACCAACTGCAGTAACTGTTTGAGTAGCTACTAATTTGTCTTTTGAGATATTCATGGCAATTAAATCTCCACGATCTCTTCGTGGAACATCATTCACAGCAACTAAATCGCTTTCTGACAGCTGTCGCCAAGTCGTATTTATTGCGTTCGAATACATCGACCATTGTTTGCTTTTTAGCCATATTATTATTTAGGTGTTAATCCTAACTCTTTCTCGGTAATAATCTTAAATTCCCATCCTCGATCTCGAGCGAATTCGATTGCTGCTTCCCATTTGGCTTTGTTTTTCATAAAAGTTAGGGATTCTGTGATGTATCTTTGGGTTTGGCGTCCTGGATAAATAGGAGGTTGAGTCTGTGCAGCTGGTTTTACTTCCACGATATAGGTTTTACCTGTACTAACAGTTATCTTAAAATCAACAAAATAACGATGGATTCGGTTGTCAGTTGGACAACGATAAGGAACAATAGTTTCTTCCGAATTCCACTTCAGAACACTGGGGTTTTTATCACACCAAGAAGCAAATCTAGTTTCCCAACTCGACCTCATAATGATGTTAGTTGGGTCTCCTGTATACTTCTCAGGGAATATTGGGATAAACTTTCTCTTATGGAACATAAATAACTAATTAGGGTAACAATAACCACTATTTAGGTTAAAGGTATAAAATGAGTATATTCACAGACGCTATCAATTCAGCTACAAGTGCAGTAGAATCTGCAAAGACTTGGACACAGAAAAGGCTAGATGATTTAGGAACTCCGCTTGGTTTAGATAACGTAAGTAGAAAGGGTGCAGGCTCTTTTAATACTGGACAATATCAAGTAAACAGTCATACATATCCAACTGATCTGTTATCATCAGTGGGTAGTTATGGCGGAAACTATGTTATATTTTACATTAATGTGGCAGTTGATTCTAAA